AAGAATGCTGCAACAATACCTGCTACGGCAACAAAATATGTTGGTGCCATATCCCCTAAAGTTTTTTGTGCCTGATCAAGCCCCACTAAAGACGCGACTACTACGGCGAATGGATATAGTAACATACCACCAAGAGCAAACCACGCCATTTTTCTCTGCGCATCTCTCATGGCATCTTGGTCATCAAGTTCCTTTCTCTTAAATTCTAAGTACATTTCTTGTTCTGCCTTAGATACTTTACCATCACCATTGGTATCAGCGGGATGGTGACCACTTGCTTTAATTTCTTCTTCCATTACATACCTCTATATCCAGTTTTGGACTTCTGTTTTAAATTTTCTTCGTCTATATGTTGTTTTAATAGAGCAACATATATTTGCCTCTCCCATGGTAACATACCTTCAAGTTCACCTAAACTGTAATTATGATGTTGCATTAATGCAAAGTTGGTCTGATAAAAGTTCTCTAAACTCTCATGTGAGAGGCTTATGAAAAAAAACTGTTAAGTCCTTTTAGCTCTATATCATTATCCGTCTTACATTTACCACATTTAATTACAGCGTTGTACGCTACACTAGGAGTATCCTGGAAAAATGCTTGAATAAGTTTAAATTGTTCTGAACTTAAACCCTCAATAAATTCTACCAAGTCTTCCCTCTTTTCGTTCTTCGCATTATATACATTATCTTCATCAAAGATACTTTCGATACAATCGACAATTAAGTCCATTACACCTTCAACTGATTCAAATTTTTCAGGATTAATTTTCCTAATTACATCAGCTGTTGGGTACCGCATCTTTACTCCGATATTAGTACCTTCAAACTGTATAGTACCATCAGAATCTTTTGGTCTATATACAGTGATATCATCAATATTAACTGAAAGTGGATTCATATGTCCACATTCTTCTTCCTTACATTTAACTTGAATCTTCATTTCTTCACCAACTGATTTTCCTCTCAGTTGTAAGAATAACATTTCAATATCAAATACTGTAAGGTCTTCTATACTATCCAACTCATAACAAGTTTCAATAATACCTCTTACTGCTTCACTTATTTGCACAGGGTCGTTGGACTCTAGTGCAATCATTAATACCTTTTCTTCTTTTACCAAGTAAGGTCTCATATTCAACTGTTTCCCTGTTGACGGTAATTCAACCGTATAACGAGGGACACTCATTTTTGGTAATGCCATTATAATCTCCTAAAATTATATTAAAATATACGTTCTAGTGCGCTTCTCAAACCTGATAAGGTTGAAGATAGTGGACCTTCCGGTACATAATTATCGTAACTGAATGTTACGTTCAATTTCTGGACAGCACTTTCACTGTTATTGTCCAGAGTAATTCCAGCAACAGTGGTCGGAAATGCATTTTCTAACCTAACACCATATATTGGAACATTCTTTTCATTCAGTTGCTGTATTACAACATCTGAAGTAAAATCTTTTTTAAATTTTGCTTTATACTTATTACTATCAAATACTGATTCTAACCAACCATCAAACATTGTTTTCATGTAATAATCATTGGTTAGTAAAAATGAGCATTGTACATCTTCGTTAATGAAAGTATAAGGTACTTTTACTGATTGTTTTTCTGCTATATAATCTAATGTACTAACCTGTCTGCCAGGAAGCACTACATTTTCGCATAAGAGAGATATATCTCTTGGGTCATTAATCATAGATTTAAGACCACCACCAGAAGTTAATGCACCAACAAGGCCGCCTGCACCTAATAAACCACCTTGAGGTGGGGTAAAGATAATCTGAAATCTATTTGCCTTGGCGAGACCGCCACGCTTTCCTATAGTACTTGTTAATTTATCTATTGACATATGTTAACTCTGATATATTTTTCTGGAATCGGCCCAGACTGTTCTGGAACTTTTCTTTTTAAATTGTTGTATTGGTAGATATATGGCTGTTTCCCAATCTGTCATAGGTACTCTTGATATCTGTGACTTAACATGAGATGTTAAATATCTTTTGAAACATGGTTCAAATTCTTTATACTTTCGTACACCTTGTAGTAAATCATAACGTAGTCTCATTATTCTACTATCTGGTTTTAATTCTTTAGGTGCAAGTTTGAATAACTCGTTGAGTAGTCTTGCACGAGCCACTGGGTTAATATAATGTAAATTTAATCCAGTAAATCCGCCTGGGGCAGGACCAACTATAATAGTCAAAGGGAATCTATCGTAATATGGTAGTGTTTCCTTTGTTTTAGGATCATAAAAATACATACACATATCACCTACTAGAGGTTTACTACGTTTTTCTAATGCATCATCCTTTAGTATTTTAGTCCTAGAAGGCATGGCTAGTTCTCTTACCTTTGACGTAAACCATTCTTCTGACTTAGGAGTCCTAGATCGGATTCCTGCCCTAAAAGCCGCTGCACTGATTGTATCGAATATTGATGCCATATAACTATTTATATTAACCTTTTAGTAGCTTTATACCAAGATTGGTTAAAGTATCTTCTGTCCATACTTGAAATTTCCACCCTTTGTGGTCTGCATATTGTTGTGCTGCAGTCCATTTGGATGTGTTCTTTATATAAGTGGTAACTTCGTTAACATACCTTTTAGTTTTACGAGATGTTTTCTTTGGTGGTATAGTTTGGTTCTTTGGTTTAATCTCAACCAAAATAATATCTTTATTATCCAATTCAATTAACAAGTCTACATAGTATCTATGAAGTTTATTATCTGTTTTGCATTTATATGGAACGACAATCTCTTCGCTATTCCACTTCTTCACATGGGGGTTTGATTCGCACCATCTAAATGCTTGTCTCTCCCATAGAGAACGATAGACTACCTTAGTAGGATCTCCCATATATTTTCGTTTGTTCTTAATTGTATATTTCCCTTTATAAGCCATTATAAATACCTGTATAGTGTAAATTATTATTTATAAGGTAAATAACTATGGCCGAAACAGATGGTGTAGCAAATACAAATAACAGTGATAAGGCTGAAGATAGTCCTGTCATTATTACATTTCCAGAACGACTGAGGGCTGAAGCGGATGGTGGTTCTGCACATGTAAGATTTAAAGTTTTGAATGAAGATAATGACGGCCCTACTGTTCATTTATTTATTCCACAAGGCTTTAGTGTGCCTGATGCTGCAGCATATACTACTATGGATTTAGGTTTAGTAGGTGCATTTGAGGATGCTGCAATTGCAGGTGGTACTGTAACTGAAGCAGATATTACCAATAGTGTTGCTTCATCCGGTGCTTTAATAGGTAATAGTCTAGGTTCTTCAACAGTTGGAGCTCTTCTTGGTGGAGCTACACAATTACGTAAAGGAATTGCGACTAACCCATATACTGAAACACAATATACTGGTTCTAATATCAGATCCTTTGGTTTCACTTTTAAATTAGTTTCAGAAAGTTCATCAGAAGCAGATACTGCACTTGCAATAGAAAATTTATTTAGAGAGAATATGTACCCCGATGATGCTGGTGCAAATACTTTAAAATATCCTAATAGATTTAAAATAGAATTTTATAATGGCTCAAAACCTAATAAGTATATGCCAAAAATAATTGAATGCTACTTAGTAACATTTAATACTACTTATAACTCAACTACTAATGCATTCCACGATAAAGGTCAACCTGTTGAAGTGGATATTGCATGTACTTTCCAAGAAGTCAAAGCACTAATAAGACAAGATTTATACCCAAAAGAATCCGAAGATTCAGAAGATAGTGAAGAAGGTACAACAACGTCAGAAGATACCGGAGGCAATTAATGGCATTTTTTAAAATATTCCCAAAAATAGGTTACGACTTAAAAAATACTGGTGTTCTCCAGAATGTAGTTAATATCTATAGATCGGTTAGACCATTACGAGAATTTGTAGATGATATATCTGCGTATAAATTATACGAAATCAAAAATGGCGAAAGACCTGATATTGTATCACAAAGATTATACGGAACACCAGACTATTATTGGACATTCTTTATTGTAAACGAATATTTACATGACGGTCTTGCTTCCTGGCCTATGTCACAAGAAGATTTATTTAATTACATGAAGACTGAATATAATGGGTTTGCAATTACCACTAGACCAGTTGTTATAAGAAATACTGACCAATTAGTAACAGATTTTCAAAATTCTTTAGCAGGTAGATTTACTTTAGGAGAAACCATTACTGGTTCTAGTAGTTTAGCCACAGGTACTCTTACAAAGAAAAATATTGATATGAATCAACTAATTGTCCAAGATTGCACAGGGGCATTCCAAGGTGATCCTAATTCTGTACCAAACTTAGTTGAAGTAGTTACTGGCAGTCAGAGTGAGGATTCAGTTGATACTTATGAGGTTTTTAAATATATAGATGCTCCGTATTCGTATTATACTGAAGGTGATCCAGAAAAAAGAATACAACATAATGGTGTCTTCGTTGAAGGTAATGAACCATCTAGTGATTTAAAATATATTACTAATAGAGCTCACTTAGAAGAAAGTAATGATGAAAGATCAAGAATGCGAGTTATCGCTCCAGAATATATTACACAATTCGTAGATAAATTTGAAGAACTCATAAATAATAACTAGGATATTAGTTAATGGCACAAGTAAGAAATACAACTAGATTAATTGGTAGTTCTGGAGTTACTCCAAGTTCATACATCATTTCATCATGTAAACTTACTGCGTCTAATGGCACAGTAATTGAAATACGAGAATTAATAACTAACCTAATTATTACTGAAAGTATATACACTTCTTCTATTGATTTGTCAATGGTAATACTTGACGGTGTTAATTTATTTGAATCAGTAAAATTAAATGGTGATGAAAAAATCGAACTGTTAATAAAAAGACAAGATCTTGAAACAAAAGACGTAGAAAAACATAAACACACTTTTTATACTTCAGAAATAGTAAATTTTGCTAGAACGAGAAACGGTTCTTCTAGTTATCAAATTCGTGCTGTTTCAAAACATGTTTATATTAATAATACAAAGACCTTAAATGAATTTAAAGAAGGTACTATAGGTAATATTGTAAAGCAGATTTGTAAAGCAGATTTAAAAATCAAAGAGATGGATATAAACACATCTACTGATAAAAATATTAAATGTATTATTCCCAAACTAAGGCCTCTTGCAGCAATTAATTGGTTGAATAAAAATTCTTTTACTACTGCAGGTGCTCCATTTTATTTTTATGAAACACTAGTAGGTAAAGTTAAGTACAAATCATATGAAGACTTTGCAGATCAAGATGTTTCTGCAGAATATATACACTCTCCTGTTTTAACTTCAACTATTGGTAGTGCAGAATATTTTAAGGAAACTTCAAGACGAATCAGAAAATTAAGTTCTGATTTAAATTTATCTAAATTTGTTGCAACTAGTGAAGGCGCATTTTCATCTAACACTAGAAATATAGATATCGCTACTAAAACATATAATAAAAAAGGTTCGGAATATATTTATGGCGGTATAAGAAAATTAAATCCCCACGATCCTTTTCCAAATAAAAATAATACGGATCAATATGATGGTAGACAAGTAAATAGTTTTCCAAATGGAAAGAATTATTTTATTTCTACAAATTCTTTATCATATGGTGATAACCAATTTAATTATCACAACCCATCTGTTGATAATATTAGCAAATGTCAAGCATATATTTCAACAGAAGATACTTTAACACACGATATAGTTATTTCAGGTAATTTTAAATTAGAATCTGGTAATGTAATAAAGATAACTGTTAATAAAACTGGTGCAGAAGATAATGTTTCTGATCCAATTGATAAAATGCAAACAGGAAAATATTTAATTACATCTATCATTCATACTTTTTCTGATGAATATACAATGCAAGTAGAATTAAAAACAAATTCTTTTGGTGCAGACCTTAATGATATTATAACACTAGAAGAAGAAAAAGATGCGACAGAGGTATCAGATATATGAAACCAGATGAATTTATAGGCGGACAGTTTGAGTGGTTTACTGGAATCATAAAAGAAATTGACGACCCTAAAGGATTAAATAGAGTAAAGGTTCATTGCCTTGGATTTTATGATGGTGTTGAGAATGTAGATAATCTTCCCTGGGCCACAGTGGTCATGCCAGTTACCAATGCTTCAATAAAAGGAAACGGCAGTAACCACCATTTAGAAATTGGTTCATGGGTTGTAGGATTCTTTAGAGATGGCCCGAGTGCACAAGACCCTATGGTTATAGGTTCTATTGCAACACAAACAGATGGAACAAAAGATTTACCAGATGAGGCTTCAGTAGATAATAAAGTATATAAGTCCAAATCTGGTCACTTAATTGAAATTGATAATAGTGATGGAGAAGAAAGAATTAATATTAAACATAAATCCAATTCAAGGATTACAATGAATGCGGATGGTACTATTACCATAATCGCCTCTAATATTAAATTAAATGCGTAATGACAAGTACAACAATTACAATACCATGCGAAGGGAGTTTATTACCAAAACCTGCTGATCTGACTAATATATTTAATCAGATTACAAATTCTATTGCAACTTTAGAATTGGCCGGTTTACCCGATGAAGCGCAAAAAGTCAGAGATATATTAGAAGATATAGAATCACTCTTGGGCAATTTTCCTGTTTCTATTTCTAGGCCAGTTTTTGGTTCTTTAGAAATACCAGAAGTAGAATGGGAAAAAAGAATTAATGCGATGATAGAAGAATATCATCTTTTTATTCAAGCCAAATTTATGGAAATAATTAATAAAGTATTACCTATTTCTTTTGCTGTGCCCGTACCACCTTTTGGAATATCAGTTGATATTGTACAATTATTTTCTGATCCTGAATATAAAGGTACTATTAAACAACAATTTGTAGACGAAGTAGAAACATTCTACCCTATGTTACCCGATATTTATAAATCATTTGATGGTACTTATGGATTAGAATCTGCAGATATGAAGGCAGAGGCAGTCTGGGAATATGTGATGACACAATTAAATAAAGGTGCATTAGGACTTATCCATGGAGCCTTTGGTGGTTTAATAGATAAGTTTGATGAAATATGGGATGCACTTGGACTACCGAGTCTACCTGGTTTATTAACACTAGACGTAGAACAGATAATAACCGATGCAATTAAATCATTAGAAGATCAAATTAAATCTGCACCTGATGATTTAAAAGATGAAATAAGAAAACAGGCCATAGCAAAATTAGAATCCATTTCTATTGCAGGATTTTCTCTTATGGATTTATTAGGTGGCGAACCTAATGACTTTGTAGAGAGTATGGAAAGAAAGATGGATAGATTTAAACGAAGACTGAAAAACTTTGGAGAAGAATGGCCTAAATATCTTATACAAGAATGGATGCAATTAGTTCAGAAATTCTTTAAGGCTATAGGACTTGGTGCATTAATAGAATGGATTACATTTACTTTCTGTGATTTCTTAAAATTAATCGGTCTACCAACAAGTATTACATTAAGTACAGAACAAATTATTGAGTCAGTTATTGGTGCTACTGCAGTATCGTTACCATCTCTGAGTGCAGTTGAAACAGATATGAGTGGTATATATGAGTTTACGACACAAGAAAATAAAACAGAATATAGTCCAGCGAGAGATTTACCCATTACAGAAAACTCAGGGCCGTGGAGTGTAATATTAGACAATGTAAAATTAACAGAGACTACTGATTATATATGGGATGGTGCAGAATTATCTCTAGTTAATCAACCTTTACCCAATAAGAAATTACTAATCATAGAATAAAAAGGTATAAATACTAATATGGCAACTACAGGCTCACCCAAAATTATATCCGATAGAAGTGTTATCGGCGATGTATCTAAGGCAAAAGTTACTGCTCGTACTAAAGGATGGCGAGATTTAGACTTGTCTTTAACTCTACATCCCATCAGAAAAGATATTATGCCACTAAAAGATGATAATGCTATAAAAAATGCAGTAAAAAATCTTTTAATTACAAACTTTTATGAAAGACCTTTTAATAAAGATATTGGTGCAAATTTAAGAGGGTTACTCTTTGAACCTGCTGATAGTATTACTGTCATATCATTAAGAGATAATATCAGAAGAGTAATAAAGAAATATGAGCAAAGAGTAATAACAAAAGGTGTTCGTGTTAAGTATATTGAAGCATCTAACGAATATAACATTACGGTAATTTTTAAAATAAAAGAATATGATACCAATGAATCGGTTGAAATCATATTAAGAAGGTTAAGGTAAACTATGGCGACTAACTTAAATGTCACAGAATTAGATTTTGATCAGATAAAACAGAATCTAAAAAATTATTTAAAAACACAATCAGAGTTTAATGATTATAACTTTGAAGGTTCAGGTTTAAGTACTCTACTTGATGTTTTAGCATATAATACACATTATAATGCCATTGCTGCTCATTTCTCATTAAATGAAGCATTCTTGGACTCAGCACAAATTCGTGGTAACGTAGTCACAAGAGCAAAACTTCTAGGTTATGTACCTCGCTCGATCTTGGCTCCAAGAGCAAAAGTAGATATTACTATTGATGTAACTACTGAAATTGGAACAATACCAGATAATTTAACAATGCAAAGAGGTACTAAATTATCAACTAGTGTTGCCCAAGAAAAATACCAATACGTAACATTACAGACACAGACTGCGACATTAGAAATTGATACTACAGTAACACCTAATACAAAGAAATATAAATTTACAAATGTTGATATTGCACAAGGGTATTATAAGTCAATTAAATATAGAGTTGATAATGATATTGAAAATCAAAAATTCCAAGTATCCGATGATGACGCAGATACCAGTACATTAAGAGTACGTATCCAAGAAAACGAAGAGTCAACTGCATTTGATATTTACACAAGATTTGAAACTTTACTAGGAGTTGATTCTACTTCTAAGGTTTATTACTTACAAGAAAATTCTGGTAATTATTATGAAATTTATTTTGGTGATGGTGTTACTGGTAGAAAACCTACAAATAATAATATTGTAACACTTGATTATGTTTATACTGCAGGTGCTGATTCAAATGGCGCTAATGTATTTACTATGTCTGATAGTATTGGTGGTTTTGGTAATTCTTTAGTTACTACACTTCAAGCATCAGCTGGGGGTGCAGAACAAGAAACTTCTGAATCAATACGATTTAATGCACCTCTGACATTTACATCACAGAATAGAGCGGTTACGTCAGATGACTATAGAGCAATTATTCAAAGAGAATTTACAAATATTTCATCTATCTCTTGTTGGGGTGGTGAAGATAACGATCCACCTGATTATGGTAAAGTTTATATCTCTATTAAACCTATTCTTGCAGAAACACTTACTCAAGCAGAAAAGGATGATATTAGAGGTACTATTCTTAAAGGTAAGAACGTAGTTTCTATTACACCTGAAATTGTGGATCCAAATTATACTTACTTGGAACTGGATGTATTCTTTAAATATAATCCAAACCTTACAGATAGAACTGCGGTAGAATTAACTTCGGTTGTAAGAGATACTATTTCTGATTATAACTTTAATAACCTTAATAAGTTTGATGGTGTATTTAGACATTCACAATTGACGTCACTTATTGATAATGCTGACCCTGCAATTCAGAACTCTACAATACGACCATATATGTTTATGAATATTACCCCTTCAACTACTGAAGGTAAAAATAACTTTATTTTAAATTTTACATCAGCATTTTATAAGAGTGGTTCAAGTACAGACTTTATTCTTACTTCGTCACCATTTAAATTAGCTTATTCTTCTACTATTGAACACTATTTCGGTGATATTCCTCTTCAAGGTACTATTAACCGACAAGTTATTATTTACAAAATTGTAGAAGGCCAAAATATTACAGTTATAAATGATGCGGGTCTGATTGATCCAGATAAAGGAACAGTTACACTTAATAACTTTACTACTGGTTCTACTACACCAATTAGAATTACAACTACTCCAAATTCACTTGACTTGGCTCCTAAGAGAGACCAGTTAATTGCAATCGACCCTTTACAGGTTAAAATAACACCTAGTGTTGATACTATCTCTGTTTCAGGTTCTACAGGTACAATTAATTATACGACACCATCGAGATTAAGATAATGGCCCATAATATTAAAGAAAGACAGCATTATTCAAATGATATCTCTTCGCCGGGATATATTGAATCAACTGCGTCTACAACACGAAAGAGTAAGGAGAAACTTCGTGTTGATCAGCTAATACCATCAGAAATATTAGAAAATTCAGACGGCATTAAGCAACTTTTAGAAGCATATTATACCTTTATGAATCTGGATGAATTTATTTATGCAGAAAATGAAACATTCGAGGATGTGATTCTTGATAATAAAGCAGTATTTAGAATATCAGATCCAAGAAATGAGAATGATGAATTCTTTACTGATGAACAAGGAGCAGATTCTACTCTTACTGTTACTCTCTTAACTGGAGAAGTAGTAGCAATACCATTAAATAGTATTAACGTAAGTATTTCAAACGGTAACGAATTGCCAGGTACTTTGGCTAATCTTACATCAGAAGTTGGTAAAACATTTCAGGTTCAAAGTTTAACTACTGTTACAGATTCTCTTGGTAATGCACAACCTATAAATGGTTTAACTGCAAAATTAGTAACACCTGTTAAACACTGGGTTGGCCCAGGACCTTCTCACGTTTTAAATAATATTGAACGTGCTATGGATATTGATAATAACTCACAAACATTCTTGGAGTTAATGCAAAAAGAAATTGCATCAGTAATACCAAGAGACATTACAGTTAATAAAAGAAACCTTTATAAAAACATTGTTGATTATTATAAAGTAAGGGGTACAGCAGATTCTATTGAAATCTTTTTTAGACTCTTATTTAATGATGAAGTGGAAGTACAGTATCCATGGGATAAAACTTTAATACCTTCATCTGGTAATTGGGACGTAAATCCTGCACTACCAAAAGGTGGTCAGTATCTTGATAATAAAGGTCAATTATCTAATGTTATTAAAATACAAGATTCATTAAGATACCAAAAATTCTCTTATCTTATCAGAACAGGTCAAAACGTATCTACTTGGGAAAATGTATTTAATAGACTAGTACACCCTGCTGGATTTAAATTCTTTGGTGAAATTCTTATTATTATGGAATTAACTAAAGCAATTTTAGGTGAAGACACACAGGAAGGTGATACTCTTTATAGAAAAGTATTATCTGCTATGCCTGAAAGACAACCAGGTGCTATTGGTATTGAAGATTTACCAATTCTTGTGGAAATGTTTGCTTCGATATTCTTACCTTCTATTGATGCTAAGATGCACCGATCGGCAGCAATTAATGTCCCAGGTTCATTAATAAACAATGGTGTTATTACTACTGTCAATACTCTTATAAACGGTAGTGGTTATATAGATGCACCGGTTATATCATCGTCAGATACTGGTGTGCCACCTGGGTTTACTACTGGTACCTTTACACCTGTTATGAATAATGGTAGTGTTCAAAGTTTAACCATAAATAACGGCGGAAAAAATTATAATATACCTCAAGTTACTGCAGCTGCTCCACCACCTATTATCTTTGATGGTAGTGATGATGAAGTAGTAGGGACAGGAATTGTAAATTTAGTTGACAATACAATTAAATTAACTCCTGACCAGGCCGGTGCATTACCTGTAAGTAGTCAAGTAACATATAGTTCAGGTAGTGGTACTTCAATCGGTGGTTTAGTAAGTGGCCAAACATATTTTATTATGTCAAATGTGAATAATGAGGTTACATTACAATCATCATTAGGTGGTTCTCAAGTAGATATTACAAGTGTTGGTTCTGGAACAAATCACAGTTTTACTGGACAGACCGCAACATTTAGTGCAGTTAAAACCGATGGTATTATTTCTGGAATTGAAATAAGTGAACCTGGTTTTGGTTATTCTTCACCCCCTTCCATTACATTTAATGGTATAGCAATTTCCGGCCAATCTATAGTTCAACCAACTATTGTTATAGGTGTTGATGGTAATGGTAGATTAGACCAAGATAATATTACAATTACTAATGGTGGTAGTGGTTTTCAACAAGCGTTTGGTGTTGTAGGTGCAAATCCAAGTCAAGGGTCTCTTGCATATATTGAAATTGCTGGTCTTGCGGATAAAAATTACAAAACTGCTCCAACTATTATTATTTCAGAACCTACTGCTAAAGACGCAGATGGTGTTCTACTATCTAGTAATGTACAGGCAACTGCACAATTTACATTGGATAGTAATGGAGAAATTAGTGGGTATACAATTACAGAACCTGGTTCTGGTTATACATCAGACCCAACTTTAAGAATCGACTCTAATGCGAGTAATGAGATTAGAGCTAAGGATATTAAACCTATCCTTATTTTATTATTAAACCATTTATCTGATAGGTCTAGGACTCAACCAGATAATAATTATTTTAACACTAAAGGTGATACTTACTTAAATTCTAGTAAAAAGTTTGACTTCAATGAAAGAATAGAAGAATTTGGAGATATACAAATCCAAAGTACTGCCACAACTAATATAAATAAATATAATGTGAATTCGTTTATTCACACACATTAATAGGAAACATAAAAATGACTGCTATAGTAACATCAAGTTTTAGGGTAGTAAATGCCGAAAATTTTAAACAAGATGTGGCTGATGCTAATACCAGTGTATATGTAGGGATCGGAAAATCCGATGTTTGGTCTAACGCTATTTCAGATACGACAGATACTACACCTACCACACCCGTTGACGCATTAGATACATTGGGTGAGGCGTACCAAAATATGATTGGTATGAAATTAATTGGAACCGCGGATATTTCTCATGTCGTCCCAAGATATACATGGGCATCGGATACAAGTTATCATGCATGGGATTCAGATGATGGCTCGATCTTTGATAAAAAGTTTTATATTGTAACATCTGAATTTAAGGTTTACAAGTGTATTAAAGCGGGTGGTTCTGTATCTACTATTCAACCAACTCAAACTCTTACTGATCCTACTGCAGAATCAGACGGTTATATTTGGAAGTATATGTACACAATTTCTGTAGCAGATGCTGAGAAATTTCTTACTACTTCATATATGCCCGTTAAAACTATTAATGTAGAACAGTTTAATAATAATGATTCAGCTGCAGAAGCTGCTCTTTCAGAAGCAGATTATGCGCAATATCTTAACCAAAAGGCATCAAGAGATTCTATAACTGCAGCCGGTATAGAAAGAATTGACGTCACAACAGGTGGTACTTATTCATCAACTCCTACTGTTACTATCTCTGGAGATGGTACTGGTGCAACTGCTACTGCAGTTATGAGTGGGTCTGGTTCTAACCAAACAGTCGCAAGTATTACTATTAATAATAAAGGCACAAATTATACTGTTGCTGATATTACATTTGGCTCTGGTGATGCAGGTGCTAGAGCAGTTATCGCACCAGAAAGAGGTCACGGTACTAACCCTATTAATGAACTAGGTGCATTCTTCATCGGTCTTAATAGTCAATTAACTGGTACAGAAAACGGAGACC